CTTGGGCACGTAAAAAAACGGTGGTTTGGTTTCGATATCATGCCAGTTTATTTACATATGCTATTCAATCAGCATTCGATAGTATTGGTTGTAAATATTTATTCATGCATAATTATGGTGGTGAATTTATTATAGATCATGGATTTAAATCTTTGATTAATCCTGATAATTTTTTAGATATTAAAAAGTCTTTGACTACACTATTAGGTGGAAAAGATGATTATGAATCTTGGAATTTAAAATCTGATGGACCACGTGGACAAATGGAGAAAAATATATATTTTGAAGGAAATGATACACATCCAAATGAATTAGGACACAAGAGAATTGCAGAATTAATTAAAGAGAAGATATAAGAATGGTGAAAAGTTGTAATGAATGGGATACCTTAAAAGAAGTATTTGTAGGCAATATAGAAAATGCAAATAATCCAATAAAAGGTAAAGACCTTCATTGTATTAATTATGCCGACAAAGATAATATTGATGATGTTAAAGAGGGTTATTACCCAGAACAAGTTATAGAAGAAACTAAAGAAGATTTAGAAGAATTAGTTTCTACACTTAAATCATTTAGAGTAACAGTTAAAAGACCAGAAACACAAGACAATTTTAAGACACACTCGAATGGAGAATGGATTTCCGATGGGTATTACAATTATTGTCCAAGAGATAGTGTTACAGTTATAGGCGATATTATAATTGAATCACCTATGGCACTGAGGTCAAGATACTTTGAAACATTTTCGTTTCGAGATGAGTTTATTGATTATATGAAGAAGGGTGCAAGATGGATATCTGCACCAAAACCAAGATTAACTGATGATTGTTATCAAAGAGAAAATTTAGATGAATTGACTTTAACAGAGATAGAACCAGTTTTTGATGCAGCAAATATTTTACGATGTAATAATGATATCTTATATTTATTATCAAATACGGGTAATAAATTAGGAGCCCAATGGTTACAGAATTTTCTTGGAAGTGAATATAGAGTTCATATATTAGAAAATATGTATTCTTATTCTCATTTAGATTCTACAATGGCGTTATTGAGAGAAGGGTTGTGTTTATTAAATCCCGATAGAATTAATGAAAATAATATGCCAGAGTTATTAAAATCTTGGGATAAAATTTGGTGTCCAGAGATGGTAGACATTGGATATTATGGAGAGTTTAATCATGCATCAGTTTGGGTTGGTATAAATTTATTATCTTTAAATGAGAATTTAGTAATTTGTGATAAAAACCAGACGGAGTTACATAAAGAATTATATAAACACAATATAGAAGTTATTCCAATGAAACTTAGACATTCGAGAACACTTGGTGGTAGTTTTCATTGTGTTACTTTGGATATTTGGAGAGAAGAATGAAACCACTATTGCCGCAATGTTTAATAGGTCATAGATTTGGAAAGATAAATGTAAGTAAGGATTATTTTGTTTGTTGTGGAACTCCATCAATAGGTAATTATAACGTAGACGGTGGATTTAAAGAATTTTGGCATTCAGATACATACAATGATTTACGAAAGAAATTAAAATATGATCTAGAAGGACAAAATAAAAAGTGGGACGGTGATTGTTTTGAATGTCCACATTATGCAGCTTTAGAGTTATTAAATGAGAGTGAAGAAATCACAGAAGATTTACCAAAAATAGGACCAAAGGAATTTCAGTTTGAAGTAGGAAATCCTTGTAATCATCGATGTAATTTTTGTTGGAACTGGTCATATGATATGATAGACAATAATGCACAAGAGCATTGGTGGAAAGATTGGACAAAACAAATACTTGATTTAGAAACTTATATTTCGATTATTAGAGATTTAGAAGAACTTGGTGGATGTGAAATAATTTCTATAAGTGGGGGTGGTGAACCATTTATTATAAAAGATATTATGAAAATGATCAAATATACTAAAGATTTAGGTTTTAACCTTAAAATATTTACTAATTTTTCAAGGGTTAACCGTAAAGATGTAGATAATTTTGTTAAGTGGGGAGTGGATAGATTTGAAATTAATATATCAGCCGGTACTGAAGAAACTTATTGTAAAACAAGAAAGTTGAAATCTAAAGATTGGGAGTTACTTTTTGATAATCTTAGTTATTTAAAAAATAAAAAGAAAGAATTGGGCAAGAAAAAACCCGAATTCAAATATGTAGTTATTGTAACTAAAGAGAATATAGAAGAAATAGATGAAATTTTTGAGTTGGCAATTAAATTTGGATGTTATTCTATAGATTTCAGAGATATGGTATCAGAGGGAGTTTATAATGGTGAAAATTTATTACCATCAGAAAAACAAATTAAAATTTTTAATAAAAAGTTTTTTAAAAATATGAAAAAGTATGATTTTAAAAATATTGATGGAAAAAGTTATTATTTTTCAAAAAAAATGGAGTTAGGAGTATTTAATGAATGTCTTAGTTATAGGAGATAGTTGTAAGGATGTATTCATATATGGAGACATAGAAAGAATAAGTCCAGAAGCACCAATCCCAGTTTTTAAACCAACACATGAAGAATCAAATGGTGGTATGGCAAAAAATGTTGCAAATAATATTGAGTCATTGGATATGACCATTTATACCATAACAAATAAAAATACTATTACAAAAATAAGATTTGTAGAAAATCGTTCTGGTCAAATGGTATTAAGGGTTGATGAACACGATTATTGTGATAGAATAAAAATAAAAAAATTACAAGGTATAATGAATAATAAATTTACATCTTATAGTTTGACTGGCACTGTAAATAAGATTGATGCAATTATTGTTTCAGATTATTGTAAAGGTTTTTTAGAAGAAAGTGATATAGAACATATTTGTAAATACAATAAAAATGTATTTGTGGATACTAAAAAGAAACTTGGTCAATGGATTAAGGATGCAGATTTTATTAAAATAAATGAATTAGAATACAAGAAGAATCATGAACTATTATCTGATGATGAATTTAAAGATAAACTTATTGTTACATTAGGTAGTAAAGGTTGTAGATATAATGGGAAAGATTTTTTAGTAAAAGAAGTTCCTGTTAAGGATGTTAGTGGGGCAGGAGATACTTTTATAGCAGGATTAGTTCGTGGTTATTTAGATACAAATAATATAGAGAGTGCAATAGAATTTGCACAAAAATGTACAACACACGTAGTTCAGAAACATGGTGTTGCAACAGTTACATTAAAGGAGATACAAAATGGCTAAAAGAAAACCAATACAACAACCACAAACAGAAGTTCAGGTTGATTTAAAACAGGCCGACACTGTAAAATGTGATGATTGTGGAAATTATCTTTTTATTACAGCCCATGTGATTAAAAGACTTTCTGCAATTTTATCACCAACAGGTCAAGAAGCAATGATTCCAGTTCAGGTATATAGTTGTGGAAATTGTGGTACAGTTCCAAAGATATTTTTGGAAGGAAGTGGATTAGGCGATGATATAAATAAACCAAAAGAAGATGCACTTTCACGACCAGACTTAATGAAATAATGTTAGAATCTATACCATTAGATATATCAAATTATTGGACATCAAATGACTTTTTAACAGAATCTAATAGTAGATGTGGAACTTTTATTGCATTTGATTGGTTGGATGGTTATCTAACTGAAATAAATACTAATATTGATTTAAGTAAAATAGAATGTGAAAATTTTAAATTTGATGTTTTTGCAGAATTTTTAAAGAAGAATAATTTTACTTTCGTGTTGGGATTGAGAAATATTGCATATACAGATAATCCATCTCCAGAATGGACAGAAAAATTAAAAAAAATATTAAAAGATAATAATATAGATTATGATGAATATATAATAGATAAATATCCAACTCCAATTCCCGAATTTGATGTTCCTGATAATATTTTTATTTTAAGATATTCATTTGATCCATATAATAAAGTAGATGCTTTGGCCGCAAATAATATTTTATTTGAAGATTTTATAAAAAAAAGTGATTGGGAAGAATGTTATAAAAATAGACCTCATTGGCCAGCGTGGTTTGAATCTGAAGAAAGAATGAGAGTTATAGTTTTTTGTAGTGATATAGAAAATTTAATATTACATGAGAGTTTTGATAAATGATTAAAAAACCTTTATCGTGCAAGTTAAGACCATCTGATATTAATACGGATTTAAAATGTTTATTGTTAAGTGAAGTTGGTAGTTATGAAAAGATTATTAAAGAATTACTTTATGATATACACGAAGAATTTTCTGGGGGAGACGATCCTTGGGATGATATATGGTCATTTGATGATGTAATTGAGAGATTTGATAAGGGTGAAATTTTATGGTTAGTATTAAAAGATGACAAACCAATAAGTTGTAGTTGGATATCAGTTAAGTCTAAAGAGAATTTATATGTCTATAATACTTGGTTAAACCCAAAATTACGAGGAACAGGTTTATTTAAAAAAATATCATTGGTTAGGAATAATAAGTTATATAATTTAGGATTTAAAAAACTTTTATCTACTACTGATAATATTCGTGCAGAAAAAGGATTAAAAAAGATTGGATATAAAGAAGATAATTGGATGGATATTACATGAGAGTTTTGATAAATGATTAAATTTACTTATAACTTATCAAATTATAAACCAGTTAAATTAAAACTTAGGGTGGGTCATAGTTGGGATACTAACGCCATATGGACACCTGAAATAATACAAGTTAAAAAAATTGACCGAACTTTGAAAAATGAAGAAGATATACGGGAGAACTGGCCAGAGAAAAAGATTGGGTGGGGGTATAAGTCTATAGACTATCAAAAACTTAAAGATGGAATAGATGAATTTCAGAAAGAACTACCTCTATTTTCGAGGGCAGGATTTTCAATTGAAGATGCAGAAAAAAGATTAGAAGATGGTTGGTGGTTTCATGTTCTATCTACGGGACCACGGGACCATTTAGCTAATAAACTTAAAGGGGTTCACAAGAGTGAACTGGAGGGAGAAGGTAATTCATATGTTGGATGGTCATGGTTTGATACACCGAATAAACAATTTTGTAATTTGTATGTTTGTAAAGAAGCGATGGATAAAGGATATGGTAAACAATTAGTATATTCAGGGTTGAATGAATGTAAGGGACAAAACATTCAAAAAGTTTGGATAGAAGTAGAAGATTGGAACAGACCCATTCAGAAAATATGTAAAGAACTTGAAACTGTTGGGGGGAAATTACGATGGAGGCTTTAAAATGGGTTTTAAACCAATATTTAATGAATAAGATATTTATAATTGATGAAATAGGAGAAGTTTATTATGGCAAATTATGACCCAACAATATATAGTGGATCTTTAAGAGATAAAAGTTTAGAACTTGCCAATCTCTTTACTCAAAGTGTACATTGGGCTGGAAGTCAACAAAATCAAGGAATTCTTGGAATGTATGATTTTATGCCTTCTGAAGGTTCTTTATATTTAGCAGAAATAAACACTTTTTTAAGAATGAGGAATATTGATACTGCGTGGTTTGATACAGAATCTTTAAAGGGGTTTTTAAGTGGAAGTTACTCTAAGGTAGTAGTTTGTTGTGATAATACTACGGTTGGAACGAAACCAGAAGATGGTTTCTTAACTCATTTGAGCTCGAGTTTAACATCTTATGGTGTTACATATGAAAAGTTATTAGTAGATCCTGCATTTGATACCGAATGGGGTCCAATACCAGAAATTTCAGCTTCTGATTCAGATGTTTTTATTTTTAAATTAGCCTTTGATTTTGGAAGTTCCTTGTGTCAATATTCGGCTGATAAACTTGATTTTAATAATTATGTAAGTTCTTCTGGATTATATAGTTATCAACCAAGAAAGTATGATGATTTACCAGTAGATTTTAGTAATGGAAGTGGAGTACCAGATGTTGTTGTAAAAGAACCAAATACTGATCTTAGACGGGGTAATGATTTTTACGATTTAAATGATGCTACTTCGGGAACACTTGAAACATATGCTAATAGTGGATATGTTGTAGAAGAATATATTGTTCCAGATGCCGTTACTGGTTCATTACAAGTAGATGTTGTTAGAGGTTGTGTTTTACACACACCTTCTCAATCTGTATATTTAACTTCAGGTTCAGCAAATTTACGAGCATATTCATTTAGAAAAACTCCTGTAGGACCAGATGCAAATAATCAGTATACAATGAGTTATGCACACAATCCTGATACTTTTATAGAAGGAACACCAATTAGAATGCATGATGGTAGTAGTAAAAATGTTGAAGATATTCAAATTGGTGATATTGTACAGTCTTATAATATTCCAGGAATGCCAGACGATTTAATCGGCCCACCACAATTAAGTAATATGTGGACTTGGACAACTTCATCTATAGATAATGCTGAACTTACAAGTTCAGTTGTAACTGGATTTGGAAGTGATGAATTAGATCAACATTATTTTATTAATAATGAATTTAAAATTGGTGAAGGTGGAACACTTTTTATAAAATCTGGATCAGAGTATGCTTTTAAAGAGCCAGAACGTGTGGAAGTTGGAAATAAACTTTTAAATAGTTCCGAAGAAGAAATTAATATAGATAGTATATCATTAGTGAGTGAAAAAACTACTTTTTATTCCTTAGATGTTGAAGAGATTGATACCTACTTTGGTTCAGATATTCTTGTTCATAATTTACCACCATGTTTCGTTGGTGGAACTCAAATTCAAATGTATGAAGGAGTAAAATCTATTGAAGATGTAGAAATTGGTGATATTGTAAAATCATTTGATGTAGGAACAAGCTCAATTGTTGATTCTAAAGTAACAAAAACATATGTACATGATGATAGATATTATATGATTTTAAATGGAAGTATTAAAACTACTTCTGTTCATCCATTTTATACTGACGGTAAATGGGTAGAAGCTGGTGATTTATCAATCGGTGATAAAATACTTCATGTGGATGGATTAGAACATACGATTGAGACAATTGAATTAAGTGATGACCAAACTACAGTATATAATTTTGAAGTAGATGGAACACATAACTATTATGCTGAGGGATATTTAGTTCATAATAAATAAAAAGATTAAAAATGGTTATATTTCATTAGATGAAACAGAATAATAATTGGCAGTGGTATATGAGTAAACCAAATTTTCTCACAAATGATGAGTGTGATGAGTTGGTTGAAAGAATAAAGAATACTGAAAACGGTGAAGTTGGTTGTTTAGATGACCACTTTGGAGATGACCACAATATTGATTTTAGAAATGTTACAGAGTGGTATTTACATAAGGCTATGAGAGATTATGTTGTAGGTGATTATAGTGATTTACAACAGAAACTTTACATTGCTGCAAAAGTTTGTAATCAATTATCTTGGAATTTAAATATACAAGAAGTTGAAAACAATATTAAGTTAATTGAATATACCCCAGGAGATTTTTACTCATGGCATTCAGATTTTAATTCGGGTATATCTTCTACAAGAAAATTAGTTACAATAATACAGTTAAGTGAGCCTAAAGATTATAAAGGTGGTTCAATTCAACTAGCAATCCAAGATCCAAAGACATTAGAATTTTATGAAATGGTAAAAGAAAAAGGAACTTTACTTGTATTTCCACCAATATTTTTCCATCGAGTAACTCCAGTTACAAGTGGTGTTAGATATTCATTACAAGAATTTATTTCAGGAGATACTTTTGTATAAACCAGTAGATATAGATAAACTTAAAAGAAATCCATCATTTAGATGGTGGTTAACAAGAGATAATTTTTTTACTAAAGATGAATGTAATAAATTACGAGAATACATTGATAATAATGCAAAACCAAAGGTAGGTTCGTATTCTATTATTGATGAACAACCAGTGGTGGAAGATGAGATTTGTAAGTTAAACATAGCGGATATTGTAGAACAAAAATATTTAGATAAAGTTTGGAGTTTGATTGAAATAGCTAACACTACAGTTTACAAATATAATATCTCAGGTATATATAAAAATAAACTTATGGGTCATAGATATGATGGGGATGATTGGTACACACCACATTCAGATTTTCATCCTATTGATCCTTTTACAGTAGTTAAGTTAACTATAGTTGCATTTTTAAGTAATGAGGGAGAGGATTATCAAGGTGGAGAATTTAAGTTTTTTGATGGAACACATATTGAAGGTAAAGAGGGTAGAATTTTAATACTTCCATCATTTTATGGACATGAAGTAAAACCCATTACAAATGGACATAGATATTCTTTGGTTACTTGGGCCGTTGGAGATACTTTTGTATAATGCATATGACGATTTAAAAATAGCTTTATGTATATGTCCACAATGGTCTATATCAACACCTTCATTTGCATTAGGTAGTTTAAATACAGCCTTAACGGAGGCAGGATTTAATCCAATTCAATATGATATTAACATAATGAGTTCAATGTATTTAAGAAAGAATCGTATTGGTTATTTTAATAAATGGATTCAGGATGATCCCTGGACTACAAAAAAACTTTTTTGGGATGAAATTTTACCATTTTTTAAAGAATATTGGTATAAATTAATACAAGAACTTTCTAAATATGATGTAGTTAGTTTTACTACTTATACATCAAATATTTCTACAACAGATTATCTCGCTCGTTATTTAAGACAAATCAATCCCAGTATACATATATGGTACGGTGGTCCATTTTGTCAATATACTGAAAGTGGTGGTTTGGTAGAGAGAAATAAATATAGAGAGTTTGTGGATGTTGGTTGTGGAACAAATGAAGGTGAAAAAACTATTGTGGAGTTAGCTACTGATTTATTGGAACATGGAAATTATGAGAATACAAAAGGAGTTTGGAGATGGGATAAGTTGAGACCATCATTTGCGACAGCTTTAAGTAAAGGTAGAAGTGGTAGAACACCAGTTTATAATGGAAATCTACAACAAATAAATTTAAATGATTTAAATTCACCAACTTGGAATGGTGAAATATTAAAGGAATATGAAAAAGTAGGATATAATGAGACAGGATGGCAGAATACTTTGGGTGGTTATATAAAAAATTTAACATTACCAATTCATGGTTCGAGAGGTTGTACTTTTAAATGTAGTTTTTGTAGTGAAACAAGGTTATACAGATATAAAAGTCCTAAAAATATAGTTGAAGATATAATAGAATTAAATAAAAAGTATGGAGTTGAAAGCTTTTGGTTTACGGATTCATTGATAAATGGTTCAATAAGTAATTTTGAAAAGTTCGTAGATATTATGAATAAAAAAATTAAAGAGAAAGAAATGCCAAAAGTTAATTGGGGTGGATACTTTAGAACACATAAAAAAATGAATTATGAATTACTTAAAAAGGCAAAAAAATCTGGATTATATTATTTAAATATTGGAGTAGAAAGTGGAGTTTCTAAAATATTATCTCTGATGGAAAAAAATCAAACACCTGATTTAGTTAGAAGTACTTTGAAGGCGTGTTCTGATAATCATATAAAATTTGATGCAAATTGGATACCTGGATATCCAAAAGAAACTACTATGGATTTTTTAGTAGGTTTAAAATTTTTATATGATATTAAAGATTGTTTTAAATATGATTGGAAAGCTGGTAGAATTAATCTAATGAAAGGTACAGATGTTTTAGATGGTACACCACTTGATTTATATAGAGATGTTTTTGATATTTCAAAAAATGAAAGTTTACTTAAAAATTGGATAAGTAATGATTATAAAAATAATATTTTTAGTAGACATTTGAGAGCCCATTTAACAGATTTGTTTTTGGATATTTTTAAAATTAATCAAATGGAAAGATTTCCAGTTGTATCAAAATCAAAAAATGTAATTAATTTTAGTGATGGTGGTGGTAAGACTAAAGTTCTAAATGATTCTGTTTTTGAAAGTTCATTTTTAATGTCAAGTAAAAAGAATAAATTTAAAGATATTTTAATAGACTCTTTAATTGAAAATGTAAAGGCATTCTTATTTTTGTTACATACTTTTAAAAAGAATATATCTTTAGAATTTGATGTAAATGATAACTTTGAAACATTTAATTTAATTGATACTCTATTTTATATTCATGTTTATTTTAAAACCAAATCCAATTCAGATTTTGTATTAAATATAGATTTAAAAATTGATATAGGTGAGAGTGATAAAGAATATTTAAATATTGAAGGTGTAGAAGATTTGAAAGTGAATGAAAGATTTGAAATAAAAGGCAATTTTGATAACGATTATTCTAATAATAAAGTTGTTAAAGATTTATATTTTGATTCATTTAATGCGGATAAATATAAAATAAATATACCAAGAACCGCAATGACTGGAAAATATTAAATATGATTCAAAATAAAAGTTTTAAGTGGTATGTTTATAAATTAAATAGTTTTACCGAAAATGAATGTAATAAAATTTTGGATTATTGTGGTGAAAAATGGAATAAATCTGAACTGGTAAAAGAATATGAAGAATCTGGTGAAAGTGTTGGAGAAGTTCGTGAAAATATTAGAAATGTAGAAGAATTAAAAATTGATTTAAAATTTGTAAATGATAAAGTTATAAAACTATTTAATATAGCAAACCAACAAATTTGGAAATACAAATTAGAATTAGATGAAATTGAAACACCAAAGATTTTAAAATACACATCTAATAGTTTTTATAGTTGGCATCCAGATTTTGGTAATGGGAGTGAATCTACTCGAAAGTTGTCTATGATTATTCAACTTTCAAATGAAGATAGTTATACTGGTGGAGAGTTAGAATTTTGTTTACCACAAGATGGAGAAACTGATTATCCTTGTGCACCTAAAACTAAAGGTACGGTTATTATATTTAATCCGTTACTTATACATAGAATTAAATCTGTTACATCTGGTGTCAGATATTCATTATTAACTTGGGTGCATGGTGATACTTTTAAATGAAAAGACAAAATAAAATATATGATATAGAAAAACTACAAATAGATAGAAAGTTTGTAGAAGAACGATTTAAATATGATGATGGAGGCCATGGCCATAAGATATCATTACCAAGTATTGATGAAATATCAGAATCTCATAAGGATTGGTATGAAAATGCACCATATCGGGGAGTGTTAGGTTATACACCATATTTTAAAGAAATATTGGATAGTTTTGAAACAGAGATAGTGGGGTTTGTATTACAAGAAAGAAAGCCATATTCAGCATATGGATTACATGAAGATAGAGGTATGGGAAAAAATATAAAGAGGTTTCAGATACCAATTATCACGAATGGTGATGTTTGGTTATGTAATACAGATTATTATGTTATACCCGAAGATATTAGATTACTTTATGAGAAAGAAGGATTAAATGATGGGAGTAATTTATGGACTCATGAGGTTTTTGATGATAAAAACGAAAATGAACTTATAAAGTTTAGAAAAAGGTTTGATGGACATTATAAAAGTTATAAATTACCACCTGGAATAATGTATCATTTTGGTATTACTAATATTCACACCCTGTTTAATGGTGGTAGTACTCCTAAAGTTTCTCTTTTGATTGATGTAAAGGTAAATGATTGGTTGCTAAAATTTATTGAAGGGTTTGAAGATTTTTAAACTATTTATTTAAAAGGTTTTAATTTATGAAAAATAAAGGTCTATTCGACCACATCACACATATTACCCAAAAACAAACAAAAGGTTATTGGGATTCTCTAAACGAAACAGAGAAGAAGCAGTGGTCTAACTATATGATACATAGATTTCTATCTATGAAGATGGAATATGTTGATGTAGTAAATGAAATTCAGAGATACAATCTTAAACCAAAAGATTTATATAAATTATACACTAATGTTCTTCCAAAGAAGAGGGAATGGTTAAAATACATAAAAGGAAAAAAGAGTATGAAACATCCACAATGGTTATTAGACATAGTAGCAAAATACTACGAATCAAGTATTGTAGAGGCACATGAATATTTAGAAGTATTCTATACTACTGAACAAAATAAGGCTAATCTTAAAACGATACTCCAGAAATATGGAGCAGATCCAAAGGAAATTAAGAAACTAAATTTACCCTAATGCCTTACTTGAAAGTGGGTGATGTTGGTTGGTTAATTAGAGATACTGGATTTGGGAATCGTATTCAATTCTGGGAAATTGCTTATGAATTGAATAAATTTAATAGTTTTAAATTTACTATCTTAGTAGAAGCAAATAAATGGAGAGAAACTAAATTTCTTAATTTTCCATATACAGAGTCGTCAAATATCAGATTTAATAATCTTAAAGATTTATCAGAAATAGATGCAAGATATCCGTGGCTAAGTAAGTTAAATATAAATGAAAGTTGGGATATTATGGAAGAATGGCCTCCATATCAAGAGGGGGACGAGTTTTATGGAAAATGGTTACATTTGATTACTTTAAAGGATAAAGTTCTTAAAAAGAAAATTAAAGAATTAGTAAAAGATAGAATAGGTGTACATATAAGACATTGGCCAATTGAAGATGTAGATACAAGACCCAATCCTGTACAACGATTTAATTATGTTGAGAAGATGAAATTAGTAAGAAATACATTGGATAAACATTCAAATTCTAAATTTTATATTAGTACAGATGTTACCTATGATAAACCAGCTGCGGGACCACCTTTACCAGATTTTAAAAAAGAAGGACAGTGGATGTCGGAGATATATAGAGATTATGATGTAATAGATTATAGAGATATAATTACAGTTGATGGTTCAGTATCTAAAACTATTAGAGATTATAAAAATAAAATGTGGTCAAATATTTTGGATGATGAGGGAGAAATAATTAAAGTATTAGTTTATAATAAAGAACATTTAATAGATGAAGATGAAAATATTGATGATGTTAAAATAAAAAGGGATGTAGTAGATCTGTTCAGTTTAATATACAGCAAAAAATTTATTTCATCAGAGATAACTGGTCCCAGTTCATCTTGGAGTGATTTTGTTAACTGTTATAGAAAAAAGTTATAATGTCATATTTAAAACTTACCAATCGTTATTGGGATTCTGAAGTAGATA